TCACCTTTTCCGATGCACTGTATTCCCTTACTTGTTCAGGCTTGACCCATGGCCTGCCCATAGCCGCCCCCTATTCCCCTGACTCTGTGGTGTCAGGTGTAGGCTGTGCATCCTTGGCGGATGCCTTCTTTCCCTTCTTTTCATTTGTGACCGCCTCTGGTGTCTGTGTGCGGTCTGTGAAGCGTCCTGTCGCCATAAGGGTCTCTGCAAGTCCGTCTTCAATCTCTATGGGCTTCCCTTTTTCAGCCCTGCGTTCCATGCCGGGTGTGAAATACGAAAGCCCTTTTGTCAATTCCAATGTCATCATACGCTATACCCCCCTTAATACAATGAAGGGAGGTTCTCGATTATCGCTGTTGCATCGAGTTCCTCTATGATTGCGTCAAAATCAAGGTGTACCACGTAGAACCTCTTGTCCTTCATGATTGCGTCCTTGCCTTCCACAGTCTTGCGCAGTTTCATTGCATAAGTGTTGACAACCACAAGGTTCTTTGGATCGGTGAGGATAATTTTGTCATCGCTCATTGACGGGCAGCTCACTGTAGGGATGTGTACAGGCTGTGTGTATACGGAGTCTGGAACGGCGCCGCCCTTGCCGATTACCTGGTTCATTAAGTAAAGCTCCCATTCCTGCGCCCTCTTTGGCGACATGAGCCAGCGGAGCTTGCCATTGTTGTACTTGTTTGGCATCTGCTGGAGCGTCTTGTAGAACAAATCAAGGCTCATATCCTGATTAGCCGCATCGTATGTGTGGCCGCCGTTCTTGATCTGCTTTATCCAGCCATCATTTAGTTTAAGGAAGTCATAATCCTTATCTGATGAATCGGTATCCTCGTCGCCGTTTAGGTACAGATCTTCAAGGTCCACACCAAGCTGTGATGTCATGAGGTCTGTAATAATTGCCTCCATCTGCTCGCCCTCGATGTTCTCACGCAGTGTCTCCTCTGTAACCTCCCATGGAAGGCGTACAGCTTTGCAGGCGTACTCGATCATGTCGGTTGTGATGCCCGCCCTGTATCCGTCATCGGTGTTCTCCACCTTGGCCCTGAGGATTCGTGAGGTGATTCCTATCTTGTCAATCTCCCCTGTTTTCTCCGTCCTCATTACGTGTCTGACCAACGGGCCTAGGTTTGTCGCCTCAAAGGTCTGCTGTATAAACTTCTTTGCCTGGTATGGGTTTAACAGTCCATGTGCCACGCTGCCTGTGGTGATTGGCTCACCAGCTTTGTTTATAATCTGTTGATTAGTTAGCATGTTATATTTCCCTCCTTCTGTTATTAAAACATTCCCGCCATGTAGTGGGCTTCTTCCTTGCCCTTTTTCACTTCCGCACCTGCATAGTCATTTAGGTTGTTTGCGACCCCCCTCGACTTTGCGATTGCGTCCAGTTTCTGTGTGATTGGCTCCATTGCCTTTTGGATTTCCTCGCTTACCATCTTTGTAACCGACTCGGGTGTAACCTCTGCAACACCGTCATTGGTGTCGCCCTTTGCGATTTCATTCAGTTTCTGTGTGATTGGCTCCATTGCCTTCTGGATTTCCTCGCTTACAACTTTTTGAACTTCCTCTTTGTTCATTTCCTCGTTCTCCTCCTTCTTTGAAACATTTTGAGTGCCCGTACTGTCTGTACCGCCACTATCTGTACCATCACCATCTGATGTCTCAAATGATGACAGGAACTCCGACAGGCTGGTGCTGATTCCCTGTAATGTCTGCAGGTTCTTGTTGCTCATGCTCCTGCCTGCCTTCAAGACCTCATTCGGGGTTCCATTTGCCACCTTTTCAAGTGACTTTACAATGCTGCCCTCTGAAGTGAGCAGTTGGGTTATGATGTCATTAAAGTCAGTAAGTGCCTCAGTGATGGTCTCCTCGTCTGAGATGTAGTGCTGCTCCCATCTCTCTGTGACTGGGTTGTAGGTCTCTTGGGTTCTAAGTACATTCTGCAAGGCGTTCCATGCATAATAGAAGTTTTCGCTCTTAACCCTTGCATTGTAGAAGTCCTTCACTGCGCCTTTTTTTACAACGTCAAACCCCATGGCTTTTGCGATCTTTCGAAGCAGTCCCTCCGATTCTTCGTTCTTTTCAACTGGAAGCGTCACGTCCTCCTCGGAATAGACACCCATGCCCCCCATCGAGAACCCTGTAATGTCACCCTTCTGTATGGAATCCCACACACCGTCATCCGAGATCTCCATTGTCATCAGCCATGTGCCCTTTTTGATTTTCTGTCCCTCAATCTCCATATCGCACTTTGCAACATATGATTCAACCACCGAGGCTCCGTCGCACTTTTCAAAGCAGTGCTGGAGGTCCACTTGGTTGCCGTTCTTGGCAAACCAGTACGCCGCCTTGGTGATTTCCTCCTCCGTCATGTAGTTGCCCTGCGTGTCCTCCACCATAGGCTCATACACAATCCCTGTTACATAGTGGCTGTCCGCATCAGCCTTGATGATGCGTCCGAATGTGGTGAAGTCCGCAGCGCCGTCACCTGATTTTGTAATCAGGAACTGCTTCTTATTAGCCGCCTTGTCCACCAGCGATACGAAGCTGATTTTTGCATTTGTAATTGCATATGCCTTTGCAATCTTTGGCATTTTGCCAGCCTCCCTTCTTTTTTCTGCTGTTTAACGGACAGCTCCGAGGCAAAAGAAAAACACCCAACCGTTACCAGTTAGGTGTTTGCTCTTTATTATTAATTTTTCTTTAGCTTGCTGTATCAGCAGAAGCCCATTTTTACATACTTTTCATCTTCCTCAACCTGCTTTTTTGCTATCTCCTTATGTTCTTCCAAAGCCTTTTTTGCGTCTTCAGGTGCATCTTGGGATAACTCCCATTCAAACATAGAGTCATAGTATTTATCTCTCACTAAATATGGCCTATAGAGTTTTTCTAGTTCTCTTTCTCGATAGTATTCTTTATATTTCAGCATCATTTTCCCCACTCACTTTCATTATCTGAAATAAACTTAACCAATTCAGAAGGATTTTCGTTATTTCTCACGGTAAACCATTCAGCCATAACCTCTTTTAATCTATTCGAGCCGCCTTTTGTATATTTATTATTGGCATATGTACCAAGATTATCCTGAATATATGCATCATTGGATGCACTCTTTCCCTTCAGAAAATCAACCAATTCAGATTCATAAATCTGTCTTGATTTATTATAACTTATTCCTTTCGATTCTGCAAGTGAATCTATCCTGTCATAATAGTATTTATGTCCCAGTTCGTGAAGATATGGTGCATCAGTCGTCTTATTAGCAAACCACCCTTCGGGATTGTTTACATATTTCTTTATACTTTTCTCCGTCTTATACTTGGAGTTCAAGTACATGGTATTTGTCTCCCTTGAATAACCGCCTATGGCATTTGTGTTTAAGTTTGATTTTGCAAAATCCGTAACAACGATTTTGGGCATTTCAAACCCTTCTGGAAGGCTTTTTTCGATGTTTGCCAGTTTCTTTTCAGTAAGTCTGACCGCCATGTTCCTGTCGGTGGCTTTAATGTCAGTATACATATCGAACCGACTGTTTGACACTTTCTTGACGCTAATTTCTGTTTCTTCACCTATCTTGACCTTGGATATGCCGCTATATTTTGGCTTTACAGTTTTTGACATATACTGTATGTCTTTTTCATCATTATCAACCTCAATCCCAGCCCTCGCCTTGTTTTCCGCCGCAAGCTCCTTCTCCCACTCGCCATCATCGCCGTCTATAATCTCCTGCTGCATCTTCCTGCGTTCCTCGTATGTCATTCCAAGAATTTCATCATTGGCTACTCCGTAGTGTATGCAGTGGCAGTTAATCGACTCCTCAGGCGGAAGCGACGGATCCCTTGGGTACATGGGACTATACGTGCCACCCTTTATCCCCTTCATCTCAAATGGCTGGTCCTTCGGCACAATCTGCCCGTCCATATCGACGTGGTTCTGGCGTGGTTGGTTTTTGTGTGCCCCTGTGTGCCTCCATATCTTTCTGTCGGTGGCGGGGCTCTGCTGGATTGCCTCCTCCTGTGCAACGCTGTGTGCCCTCAGTACTTCGGTTACGGCAACCCTTTTAGCCTGATAGTATTCGCTTCTCCAACCGCCCTCCTGTATCCTCCTTGTGAGGGTGGCTATGTCATCGCCATTGTCTATCGTCTCCTGTATGGCGTTGGTTATCTGATTGTGACTCGTGGTCTTCATCAGCTCACCGAGCCTCTGGCTCCATGACACAAGCCAGTCGCTTGTACGCTGTCTGAGTGTATCTACCGCCATGTCGCCTTCAACGCCCTGCATATATGAGGTGGCAAGCTCGGGCACAACCTCTATGTACATTTCTAGGGCAACGTCCTCTATCATCTCTGCCGTCTCGTCCTCATCAAGCATCTTATCTACTTTCTTCCTTGTGGTCTTCCAGTCCTTCCCCTCGCATGATTCAAGGGTTTCCACAAGATTGTCAGTCTGCTCGCTTAGTATGTCGGCAATGTCTTCCGCAAGGTCATTAATCGCCCCCACAGTCCCCTCTGCATCTGCGTATCCCTCGTTGTCGAGTGTCTTTTCGAGGTCTTCGTCCGCCTTTGCAAGGTATCTGTCTATGGCGTTTATAATTCCGTCGGCGTTTGATATAAGCGCCTTGGCTATGGCTGTGTAATACGCTGTATGCCGCTTTGGTTCCATGTCAATCACCAGCCTTCCCACTGTATCCGTTCAACACCTTCTTTATCTCCATGAGTACTGGGACAATTTCCTCGTCATAAGATGACGCCTTGGATATCTGTCTGTCAAGCTGTCTCATTTCGTCGGGTGTAATCGATGCGGCTTGGCTTGGCATGACCGCCTTGGAGTATGCAAGCGGTGTGTCTCCCCATTCCTCTGGATAATCCTCGCATCCATCTTTTCCGAGTGCCTTGTACGTGTATTCCTTTGCCACGTTTGGCGTAAGTCCACCCGCTCTTTCAGTGATGTTCAGTATCTTCTGTATATCGTCGGGATTCGTTGTGTCAGGTTCCTTCAGGTAAGCCTCAACATATTTGAAATTGTAACCGTTCAGCAGTTTGTTATTTATTATCCAAGAGATGGATTCACGTTCGGGCTGGAACACCTGCTTCTCTGTAACCTCCATGGCAGTTTGCGCCGTTGCTCTGTTGAAGTCTGTTGTATAGCCTGTGTAGAGGTCTGGAAGCAGGAACGCCGATTGGACCTTCTTGCGCCCCTTCTCCTGATATTCCTGGAACAGCTCGTCTTTCTGTAATATAGCAGCCATGTCCTTAACTTCAATATCTGGCTGTTTTTCATCTGTGAATGCCGTACTGGACTCAAGCGTGTCCGTTTCCAGTACAAGGAAGGAGTGCTGCCCCTTCTCCCCCTCGATTTCATTCATATAGGCCTGCAGCTTTTCAAAAGATGACTCCGAAAGCGTTCCGCCTTTTACAAGTATCATAAGGGGCGTATGCCTTCCCCTGCGGAAATAGTTATTGTTCAGCACTTCAGCTCTCCTGTTCCCATCCACAGTGAGTACATCGCCAATCCAACGTACCTCTCCGTACGGCTTGTTTCCAAGTGTGAATTCAATCAGCTCGTTTGCCTGATTATACATTTTTATTTCCTCTTCGCCCTCGCTCCAGTACATTCCAGAACGCTTATCCATTATCCTTGGGTCGCCGAACTCCTTGAAATATACGGTTTTACCGCCCACGTTCTGCCTGAATTTGCGGAACTTCTTTTGGCGTGTGACTGTTTCGCCTTTGTAAAAATAACCGATTTTGACGTGTGGCGGCAAGGGGCATGTCATATCCACCGAAGGCGTGTCGGTTATAAAGTCCAGCTGAACGACATTTCCATCCATATCCCTTATAACCTCTGCATATGAAACGCCATATGTCTCCCTGTCGGCTATGAGCTTTTCAAATACCTCCTTAGACATGCAGTCCATATTTAGCAGGTCTATTATCCTCGTCAGCGTGTCCCACTCCTGCTTCATCTCGTCCGTTTCCTCTTTATAGTCGCTTGAATACCTGACGCCTATGCCGAACCCTGCAATGTTGGATTTATACGCCCTTATGCACTGCGGGAGTATCGTTGAATTGTCAACCAGTGTCTTTAAACCATACATGTCAACGGGGTGCTCTATCCAGTCGGATGCATTTACCTGCTCCTCTATGTGGAGCTGTTCCGACCTATCAGACTTCTCAATGGGCTTTGCCCTATCACCGTAAAACACTGTATACGGTTCCTGCATCTCCTGCTGTTTTATGATACGCACGCCAACTTTTGGCTTGCTGTGATTATCCATTTCCATTCTTCGTTGCCCCTCTCTTCTTCCTTGTCGGCAGGCATACCAGCAAAATGCAGTCCGCCTCATCGGGGGACGTAAGCCCGCGTTCCTTCATTTCCTTCTTGCTTTCCACCTTCTGTTTTCCGTTGCTGATAAAAAAATACCTCCTGCATGACAGCTGGCCTATAAGGTCAGAGTCGTCAGGAAGTATCACCTCCGCTTTATGCTGGTTTCCATCATCATCAACAGGGCTTATCAAATCCCTTACCACGCCCATCATAAATGTGGTTGAATCAGCGTAATACCTGTGTTTAATTGGCTGTCCGAAGTTGACCGGTATTATATCCATGTCCGCATACAGCTCCTTGTCGGTGCGTTTAAAGCTCCTCAATTGGTCTACAACACCGCCACCCACGCCGCCATCGTCAATCTTTACGGGTATCCTGCCTTTGAATTTATATTTTGCCTTCAGCCATTTGTACAGCTCCACAATGTTACCCGCCGTCCATGTGGTGTCCTGTCCGTTGTATTTTTTGTAAATGAACACCTTTTCATTAATCCTGTACCCTATGCACGACTTGTCATCTCCGAATCTGGCAACGTCGCACCCTATGTCTATCTGCCATACACCGCTTACATCAGGCGGCTGCAAAGCGCCGTTTTCGTCCCTGTACACCCCAAGTGCTTTGGCTGTCGGTATTGACAGCTCGGTCTTAACGCTCCTCTCCAGCAGGCTTATATTGATGAACACATCGTCCTCCTGCTCTGGAAATTCGCCTTTTACCCTGACACGGACAACATTACTGTCCTCGCCATATTTACGTATGAGTGATTGAATATTCTGCTTATTAGTTCTTGGACTGTCTGCGGACGATACTGTATGGCATTTATATAGGCTTCTGTCAGCATTAAAGGCATCAAAGAATGTGCCGGAGGTCCTTGTGGGGTTCCCGCACATTAATAACTTATTATTCTCGCCTGAAAGCGTTCCGAGTATAGCCTCCATAATCGGATCGGCAACGCCCGAAGCCTCGTCAATAATGAAAAGCATATTATCCTCGTGGAAGCCTTGCATAT